GAGGATGGCGTCGTAGTCGGCCTTGGCGGCCGCCAGGTATTCGACCTCGATCACCGCGCCGGTGTCGTCGACGTGGCGCTCGGTCACGTAGCGCCGCCCGTCGCGCTGCGCATGGCCCAGATCGAAGGACGAGGAGACGATCGGCATCAGCTCGCCCGGAAGAACCCCGCGGAGGCCACCTGCATGGTCACGTCGCTGCCGTCCGGGGTGACGCTGAAGTCGTGCTGGGTGAGCGGCACGATCGCGGAGTCGGCGCCGCCGGTGGAGTCGGAGTCGTAGCACACCAGCGCGTCGCTGATCGCGCCGGTGCCGTCGTTCGCAAGCCCGGTCCAGGTCTGGTCGGGGATGTCGAGGTCAACGCGGTCGTTGGTGTGGTCGGCCGCGAAGGCGACGATGTCCGCGTCAGTCAGGACCTTGCGCGCGTAGCCGGTGTTGGTCGCCTCGTCGGTGGTGCCGGACACCACGGCGGCGAGGGTTTCCTTGTCCTTCAGCGTGGCGTCGGTCTCGATGCCGGACGCGGCGAGGAGCGCGACCACCAGGACCGCGTTGGTGGGGTCGCTGAGATCGACGCGGTTGTAGAGCTCGGCGACGCGGCCCTTGGCGATGTTGTAGACGAAATCAGCCATGGGTCACCTCGCGCTCGCAGGCGTAGTGGTTCAAGCGGCAGTAGCCGGACGGGTTGTTGGCGTCGGGCGATTTCGCGCCGGGATGCTCGGCGGCGAGGTGGGCCCGGGCCCCCGCGCCGTTGTCCATGGGCTTGCCGCAGTGGCAGCAGTAGTAGCCGGGGCCGCATTTGACGGCGTAGGCGATCGGGCCGCCTTCGGCCTCGATCACGAGCCGGCCCTTTGCCAGGGAGAGCCAGCCTTCCGCGGAGCCTTTCTGGATCAGCTCCGGGGAGAAGTTCTGCCGCGGGCCGGCGCGCAGCACGCGCACGCCCTTCAACTTGGGCGCCTTCGGCTCGGTGGTGTCGAAAAGACGTTTCAGCAGCATGGTGCCTCCTGGTTTCAATCGTCGGGCGCTTCGAGTCTCAGCAGGACGAACACGCCGTCGTCCTGCGGTTCGCGGTTGCGGATGGTGTAGGCGACGCCGCCGATCGCGAGGGTCTTGCCGATGGAGCCTGCGGCGCCGTCACCGGCGGGGAAGTCGGAGGCCTTGCCGGTCGCGGCGGGGCGGGTGCCGCCGATGTTCAACGCATCGGTGTAGGCCTTGTCGAAGATGACGCTGACCACGGTCGCGCCGTCGTAGACCGCGGCCACGGCGTGGTCGTCCTCGTCCAGGAAATCGTCGGCGTCGTCGGCGAAGGACATGGTTTAAACGCGGAGCTACTTCTGCGCGGCCTCGAACTTCGCGATTTTCTCGTTCGCCGCGGCGAGCTGGCCGGTCAGGTCGGTGATGGTTTTCTCGGCGTGGTCGAGCGCGCCCTGCAGCTCGGCGCGCACGCGGTCCCCGGCTTCCTTCGCCGCCTTCTCCGCGGCCTCGAGGCGGGCCAGCAGCTCGGCGTCGGGGTCGTGCAGGACGCCGGCCTTGCTCACCTCGCCGTCGAAGCCGAATCGCTCGCCGCGCTTGAACTGGATCGGCGCCTGCACCTGGTAGGTGCCGGCCCCGTTCTTTTCGACCTTGACCGCCCGCAGCGCGTGCAGCCGGCCGGCAAGCTGCTCCTTCGAGAGCGCCACCTGCCCGGAATTGACGTTGAGGAACGGGCCGTCCACCGTGATTTGTCGCATGGGATCTCCTTTTCGGTTTTTGCGTGGCGGACTCCGCATTTTCGGAATCCGTCCCGGAAAAACGGCCGCCCGGAGGCGGCCGTCCCCTGCCAAGGGCGGTCGATCAGGTCATCGTGACGTAGCAGCCGCGCTGCCAGTAGCCGTAGCCGGCGCCGCGCCAGTTGTCGATGCCCAGCTGAATGGCGTCGTTCTCGAACTCGTAGTCCGATCCCTCGCCCAGCACCTTCAGCTCGGTTTCCATCTCGGATTGCCGGATGAAGGCCTTGATCGGGCTGTCGGTCCGGAATACCGCGAAGGAGTCGGTCCAGGTCAACCGCGGGTTCATCTGCACGTCCACCGTCAACCCGGCCACGATGTTCGGGTTGAGGTTCTGCTGCAGCGCCGCCGTGACCAGCGTGCTGGTCGCCGCGACCGCGATCGTGTAGAGCGCTGTCGGGACCGTGACCAGAAAGCGCCGGGCGTTCTCGTTCATGGGCTCACCCTGGTTGTCCAAGAACGAGAGGATCTTGGTGATGCCGGCGAGAATCGCCTGCTGCATCTCCTCCACGCTGGGCGCCGTCACCACGCCGTGCACCGCCGCGGGAAGCGCGGAGATGTCGACCGTGATGTCGTTCGACTGGCTCCCCGAGCTGCCCTCGGAGTGGTCGGTGTCGAAGAAGTATTGCCCGTCGTAGCACACCGTGGAGGGCGCCGCGAGGAGCAGCGCGGAGACGAGGCTCGCCCAATGCGTCTGGGCGCGGTCGGTCCACTCGTTGATGCGCGCCTGCACCTGCCCGGTCTTGTCGCGCCGGCGGTCGGTGTTGCGAACCTCGATGGTGGACTCGTAATGCCGGTTGAGGATCGTGATGCCGTTCCCGCTGAAGCCCTTGGCGTGGCGTCCGCCGATCCATTCCCTCATGCCGGGAGACTGGCCGAGGAATTCGTAGCGCTCGCTCGCCTGGTCGCTGCCGAACAGGTTGGAGATGCCGTCGAGCCAGGCCATGCCCGGGTCGAGCTCGAGGCGGGCGAAGTAGAAGCCCGCGATCGCGCGGCTGGAAAGTTGCTGCTGGTCCATGATGTTTTCCTTTCAGATGGTTTGTGATTCTCGAACCCCGGAGAAACAGGTCCGCGAACCGGAGAGGTTGCTTTCCGCGAGACCGCTATTATGCTTCCGTGGCCCAGGTGCCGCGCAGCTCCTGCACGAGCGCCCCGTTGGCGTCGCCGGTGACGAGCGACACGAAATCGCCGCGGCGCTGGGTGGCCTTGGTGAGGAGCAGGTCCTTGTTGTCGGTGCCCGGGAGATCGGGGCCCTGGATCTTGTCAGAGGCGTTCGGCGAGACGGCCACCAGCGTGGTGCCGAAAGCGCCGATCGCCACGATCACCAGGTTGACCGGCGTCGCCACGGCGGGCAGCGTCAGAGCGTCCGCGTCGCCGTCCGAGTCCACGAAAAACACCTTGCCGTTGTCCTGAATGTCGAAGGTCTTGGTGCCGGAGAGCAGCTCGCGCACCGAGTAGGCGCCCCACGGGTCCTGGTAGACGCCGGCGTTGAAGTCGACGATCACGACGCCCGAGGACACGAAGCGCTTGACGAAGCCGACGAAGGCAGCGGCGACCGGCAGGAAGACGAAGGTATCGTCGTCGGTGGCGTAGACCGGCTGGCCGACGTCGGTGATGACCGCCCCCGTGACCGCGAGCTGGATCTCGCCGCTTTTCACAACACTGACGTTGATGTCGGCGGCGGCGCCGGCGGAATTGTCCGCCTTATACTCAGCGAAGCCGGCGAAACGGTCGGCGGCATTCAGCGGCCGGGCATGCCCGGTCGCATCGACGACCCCCACCGCCGCGCCCTCGTAGATGATGTCGGAGGCGATGACGGGGATCTCGTTGCGGGTGCCGAGCTCGTACTCGCGCGGGGTGTTGACGGCGAGCGTGGTCATGGCGATCAGCACGCCTTCGGGGGAGAACACCTGGTGCGCGAGCGCCTGCGCCTCGGGAACGAGCGCGACGCCGAGCGCGACGACCACGAAGGCCGCCGCGAGGAACAGCTTCAGACTGGATTTCATGATGCTCCTTTCGGAATGGTTGACGGTTCAGGGTGGCCGATGCGCTTCTGGCAGCGGGTCCTGGTGCTGCGTTGTTGCCTGTCCGGCGGTTACCCGGCCTTGCGCTCGAGTATCCGCACCTTGCCGCTGGCCGCGGCCTGCTCGTAGGCGGTGTAGGATTTCAGGTCCGCGAATTCGGCGCGGATCTTGGCGTCCTTGTCCCAGTTCGCCTTGCAGCGGGCAACGACGGCCTCGGGGCTCTTGTCCTCGGCGCCCACGGCTTCGTGGGGTTTCGGGGCGGGCGCGGCGGCGTGCGGGGCGGGCTTCGGGGCGTCTTCGGCCAGCGCGGCGAGCGTCGCCTGGCGGTTCGCCTTGTCCGCCGCGAGCACCGCGACCGCGGCCTCGGGGCCCGTGGTCTTGCCGTCGGACTTCAGCGTCGCGATCAGCTTCTCGTGACCGGGCAAGGCCTGGGCTTCGACCGCCTGGATGCGGGCGAGCTCGGCGGCGGCACCCAGCGCGCGGCCTTCGGAGAGGATGGCCTCGACGAGCGCGGGGTGGTCCTTCTGCAACTGTTCTCGGTTCATGTCTGCTCCTTGTTGAGGTTGGGGGGGAGGCTTGCGCGGCACGGCAGGACCAGCGCCAGGCATGGTCTGCGTACCGATTCCGCCAGCGCCAGGCGTGGCGGGAGCGGCAGCGCTGGGCGTGCCGCTGAATTCCTTGAGAAGGTTGCGCTGACGCGCGCGAGAGTAGCCGGATTTGGACAACACGGCCTGCAGCTCGGCGCGAGCACGCGCTACGATGTTTTGCGGATCGTCTTCCTCGCTCACGATGTCGGCGGGAAGCAGGGCATCCGCGAATTTCTTTTCGATCGCCTGGTTGCCGTTCAGCCAGGTTTCCTGGTCGAGCATCTGCGAGATTTCTTCCTTGGCGATCCCGGTACGAGCGGCGAAAACCTCCGCGATCGCATCGTCCATGGGCTCCATGACGTCCGCCACGGCGCGCATGTCGTGGCGATTGCCGATTGCGATCCACAGCACGTTGTGGATCATCAAAAAGGCGGCCGCGCCGATTTCGATCTGATCGCCGCCCATGGCGATGATCGAGGCCGCGGAGGCCGCGACGCCGATCACGCGCACGTTCACGTTCTGCGGGTGAAGCCGCAGCAGGTTATAGATGGCGATACCTTCAAAAAAATCACCGCCCGGGGAGTTGATGTTCACCGTAACCTCGTGCGCGCCGATGCGTGCGAGGTCCGCGGAAATCTGCTTTGCCGTGACGCCGCCGCCGTAGTAGTCACCGATGTAACCGTAGACGTTGATCGTGGACTCATCGGTCTGCGCGCGGATATTGCTGTTCCAGAGCTTCATCGCGCTCTCCGGCGTCTCGAACAGGATATCTTCGCGCGCCTCGAAGGCACGCAGTTTGGGCAGCGCTCGCTTGGTCATTGCACGGTCTCCGTTCAGGCGTTTTCCAGGTCCGAACCGCCCTTGCCCGGCTCGGCGCCGCTCGTGGGCTTCGTCGGTTCCGTCCGGATGCGCTCGGCGATTGGCTCGATGTCGAGGCCGTCGGCGCGGCGTCTCGCCGCCTCGATCTTGCGTTGCTCGTGGTTCGCTTCCCAGTCGCCGCCGTCGTAGAGGGCGGTTTCCTTCTGCAGCGTGGTCAGACCGATCTTGATGCGGGTGTCGGCGGCGTCGACTTCGTCCTTGGGGTTGATGGAGCCCATGCCGTCGCCGACCCACTCGGCGCCGCAGTAGGCCATGCGCATGAGTGGGTCGTCGAAAAACCCCGGCGCGGTGAGCCGGCCCATGGCGATGGCTTCCGCGAGGAAGGTCTCGTAGACCGGCTGGCAAAAGGCGCCGGCCAACCAGGCGCGCTTCGCGTTCCAGAAGCGCCAGGCGGTGAGCAGCGCGGCGCGCGCGGCGGAGTAGCTCGCGGTGAAGTGCATGATGAGCACTTCGTACGGCATTCCCAGGCGCATGCCGATCTGGCGCAGGATCGCGAGCACGAAGGGGTCAAACGCGGCGTTCGGCCGGCCCGGGTTCGCGATCTCGATCTTCTCGTCCTTTCCGAGGTCCACGATCGCGCCGTTGCCGAGCTTGACGTCGGCGTCGGAGGATTGCGCCCCGGTCTCGCCGCCCAGCGTGTTGGGCATGGCGGGGTCGAGCCCGGTGCCGCCTTCGCTGTGCGTGAAGACGGTGAACATGGCGGAGACGACGGCCGCCATGATCTCGGCTTCGGTGTAGCGGTCGAGCTGCTTCAACGGCTCGATGACGGGGGCGAGGAACGGCTCGCCGCGGGTCTGCCCGGGCCGCAGGCGCTTGTAGATGTGCAGGACGTTGCGCCGGCCGGTCTTCTCCCCGAAGGCCGGGTAGTAGTCGGCCTCGAAGCTGTTGCGCATCAGGCTGCCGGGGTGCTGGCGGTAGATGTGATAGCCGATCGGCGCGCCGGTTTCCTCCATCTTCACGCCGGCGGAGAGCGTGGGCTTGTCCATCTCGCCCTTGGGGTTGGCGACGCGGTCGGCTTCGATCACCTGGATCTTCAGGCCGTACGGGTTGCCGGGCCGCTTCAGGTTCGGCATCAGCACGAAGGCGTCGCCGGACTCGAGCGTGGCGCGGAATACCAGGTCCTGCAGCTCGTAGAAGCACTGGCCGCGCGTGATGTCGCAGTCCGCGTTTCCGGCCCACAGCTGGAATTCGAGCTCGGCGCGGTCCTGCCAGGCGGCGGCCTCGTCCGCGCTCATCTTCAACAGGCCGCGGTTGATGCGCGACTGGAGCATCAGCCCGGTGCCGACGACGTGGGTGACGGTGGTGTTGACGGCGCCGCCGGCGATCGGGGCGTTCCTCACCAGGTCGCGCGAGCGGTCGCGGAGATCCTGCAGGTCCGGGTTCAAGTCCGCGTCGGCGCGGGCGGAGCGGCTGACGTTCCACTCGGAGGTGGCGCGGCGCTTGCGCGAGCCGCCGATGTAGCCGCCGGCGACCGCGGAGATCATGCGCGCGCGCATGCGCTGCGCGCCCCGCACCGGGTCGATGTAGCTGATGACGCGGTCGAGCAGGTTGGTCTGCGCGACGCGGCCGAGCTCGGCCTTGAGCTGGTTGCGGTCGAGGCGGTCGCTCTTCACTTCCTTCATACCGGGGTCGCTCCGCGGATGCGGATGCCGCCGCTGCCGCGCGTGAGTTCCCGGACCTTGGCCTCCCACTTGTTGACTTCGGCGCTCAACTTGTCGATGTCGTGGCGCTGCGCGCCGCGCGAGCCGACGTTGTAGCCCTTCGCCTTCAGCGCTTTGGTGTACGCGGCGACGGCCGCATCCAGCAGGGTCTGGGCCTGCGCGAGCGTGATGCCTGCCATGTTGTCTCCTTAGCTCGTCACGCCCGGGTGGCGCATGCGTTTGCGGCGTTGTGCTACGGCCTGGCTCGGTCCGGCGGGCTTGACGGGCGCGGGTTGCGCGGGCGTCGCCCCGTAAGCGCCCCGCGCCGCCTTATCGTCAAGGTGTGACGCCGGATCGTCGTCACGTTCGGCGGCGCGGGGACTGATCCGGCTCTCGCTGGGGGTTGTCTCTGACTCCGCGTTTTCGGGTATCGCCGGCGCGGCGTCCCGGGCCGGGCCGAAGAGCTGGCCCTGGAGGATGCGCGTGCGGATTTCTTTCCAGTGCTGCTGCGTGTAGGTGTCGATGCGCAGGGCGCGGGCGGCGTGGAGCGCGTAGACGTTGCCGTCGAGGAAATGGTTGGCCTTGCCGGATTTGAGCAGCCACACTTTCTTCAGGCGGTTGCGGCCGCTGCGCGGGTCGCGCGCGGGGGCCTTGACTTCGGCGGTGACCTGCTCGAAGTAGTCGGCGCGCACTCCGCGATACCAGTGCATGCGCCCCGGGCCGCGGCCGGTGGCGGTCGGGCTGTCCTGCAGGTTGATGCGCCCTCCCTGCTCGTCGTCGCCGAGGATCAGGTCCTTGGCGCGCCCGACGCCGACCATGTAGACGCGGAGCCCATACTTGGCGCCCTTGTGCGCGGCGTCGACGTCGAGCATCGCCGGCTTGCGGAAGAGCTCCGCGTCGGGGTTGCGCGCGCCCTTGATGGGCATGGAGCGGGCGACGCCGAAGCGGCGGTTGGCGCGGCGGGCCCATTTGTAGCCGGCGTCGCCGGTCTGTCCGTCGGAGACGTCGACCGAGAGGGCGGAGATGTTGAGCTCGGCGCCGCTGACGTGCCGGTAGGACCGGAAGACGACGGTGCGGTCAAGCTCGTCCCAGACGCCGTCTTCCAATACGTTGCCATAGAACTCGCCGGCCCACACGAGCCAGGATTCCTCGCCTTCGCCCCAGGCGAGCACCACGACGGCGAGGCGGTCGTGCTGGACGTCGATGCCGACGGTGAGGATCAGCCCGCCCCAAGGGACCCACCATTCGGGGTAGTCCTCGACGCGGTCGGCGAGACGCTCGGGGTCCGCGGTCTTGGAGGTGTACTCCCAGGGCAGCCCGAGAGCCGCGTTCCAGAAGACGATCATCTTCCGGATGTCGCCATCGGCCTCCTGCTCGTGCCGGGCGACGAGATACTTCACGACGAGATTCGAGAGCGCGGATTTCTCGAACGGGCTCATGAGCTCGTTGAAGTAGAAGCCCGCTTTCCCGCGAAAGGGCGCGGTCGGCACCCAGCCGACGCCCGTCATGCCCTGGCGCTGCAGCGCGTCGGCGCGCCGGACGTTGCGGTTTTTCTCCGCGTTGGTCCACAGCACGCCGCATCCGGGACAGCAGTAGCGCGCGGTTTCCGGCAGCCAGTTACCGAAAACCGGATGCTGCTGCGCCGGGTCCTGATCGTACTTGACCTGCTCCCAGGCGAGCGGCGCGGCGTGCCCGCATTCGTGGCACGGCACGTACCAGCGGCGCTGGTCCGTGAGCTCCATCCGGGCCGCGATGGAGGAGGCGCCCTTGATGGTAGGCGTGCCACCGACAAGCAGCTTGCTGTCGTCGAAGGTCTTGCCGCGCTCCTCGATCAGCGCGATCGAGTCGCCCTGCCCTTTGATGTTCAGGTTACAGTCGTCGGGCTCCTCCACGATGAGGCGCCGCGCGGAGGTCGACTTCAGGTTCGACGGCGAGTTGGACCCGACGAATTTGACGAACCCGCCTGGAAACGCCTTCCAGGTGAGGGTGTTCTCCTTGGCGCGGGATTTCGTGGTCATTCTGACGTTGAGCGCCGGCGTCGCCTCGACCATCGGGTCGAACTTCTCGAGGCCGAATTCCCTCGCCTTCTTGTCGGCCGGGAACAGCGCGATCATCGAGGACGGGTCCTCGTCGATCGTGTAGCCCAGCCAGTTGCAGACCACGCCCTCGGTCCACGCGATTTGCGCGCTCTTCTGGGCGCAAACTTCATGGACCGCCGGATCGCTCAGGCAGTCGAGCGGCTCCCGGATGAACGGGACGATGTTAAACCGGAATTTCCCGGGCCGCCCCGCGGTCGTCTCGTTGAGGTGGCGCTTCTCCTCCACCCATTCCGCAATCGGTCGCCTCAGCGGGGGGGCCCACCGTTTCCGCGCTCGGCTCGCTACCGGCATCGCTCGGCCGGAGCGCCACCGCTGCCAGAAGATCGCCAACGTAATCTTCGAGAATGCGCTCGCAGTGTTCATTGCTGGAGAGCTCCTCGAGAACCTTGTCGATTTCCGCTTTCAGGATCGCGCGGCGCGAAGCCGAGTCCGGCGCAGCTTCCAGCGCGTCGCCCAGTTGCGATGCAAACGCGAGCAGGCGCCTGCGTGCCGCCAGGACAGAACCCGCCCACTGCAGCTCGGCCTCGTCGGCCGGAATCAGCCGCTTGTCTATCTCGGCGAGCTCACGTTCGAGCTTGTCCGCCTGCAGGCGGACAAATCGTTGTTGCTGGGTTTCGCCGCCGGAGGCCTTTTTCACCTCGCGCGCGACCACCCACTTGTGACATGCGGACGCATCGTAATCGTGCGAAAGGCCGCGCACGTTGCGCGTCTGGATCGGCAGGCCTTCCTTCTGCCACTGCCAAAGCGTGACGTCAGAAACACCCAGCCATTCAGTCAATTCAGTCTGATTGACAATTTTCCCCATGAAAACCGCCCCTTGAGACTAGTTAAGCCTATGAAACTTATACTGCTAGAGAAAAATCGAGGTCTCGCGCACCGAAAGCGGTTTTTCAGCTGGGAGGACCCGTTGCTGCTAATAAAAGGGCTGGGGCATGTGCTGCCCCAGCGAGGTGCGCCGCCGTTGGCAGCGGCAGCGCAGGAGGAGACGTAAAGAAAAACCCGAGGCGATCACGCCGTCGGGCTGGTCACTGGCAGCGAGGTGTGCCCATCAGGGCGCAGACTCGCTTCTAGGATGCGCGAGGATAAAACCCGAAGTTGGCTGTTGTCAACTTTGCGGAATTGGGCGAAGCCCGCAAGCCAGCATGCGCCCTTCGTCAACGCCTTGAACATGACGGCGGTGCCAGTTCTCGGACTGCTCAGCGAAGGCCTGCTTCAATCGCTCGTGCCCCTCGATCACCCACGAGGCGAATGCGTTGTCGCTCACGCCCCGGTGTCGGCCGTGTTCCGCCAGGCTGCGCCCTTCATACCACCAGAACTGGCACACCGCGTATTGATAGCGCGCAGGCAAGTGATTGAGTGCCACCTGGGTGTCGTGCACCCGCCCCAGCAGGCGCGGCGTGCGCGTGCGATTATACCCAGCCGCATCGCCCAGCGGCCCGTCCGAAGGCCAGGAGCTCGGCACCGTGGACGCATCGGGCAGGATGGTGGCCATCGCCCAGTCGCGCATGCGGTTGATGAACTCCGGCCTCAAGGCCTTCATGATCTTGTCGCTCATCGCGGCTCCGCAAAATGTTCTACGTGAAACATCGAATCATCCTGTTACGTGGCCTGTTACGGGTCCTGTGACGGGTCTATAGATATTTATCTCATTGAAAAATAAATGACTGTTACGGCTGTGACGCCTGTGACGCCAGCAACCTGTCGCGCGTACGCGCGCACGCGAGAAACCTACAGTCACAGCAGTACCAGCAGTACCATTCCCTTATCCTTCAACAGGTTTCAGATCGACTCAGCAGTACCAGATCAGTACCAGCCTCCGTCACAGTCAGGGGTGCATGTCCTCATAGCCATCGCTGGCGCCGACTTGGCGCTCTCCGATGTAAGCCTTTAATCCATTTCGGAATTGATTGATTCCGCCCTCCACCCATCGCGTCGGCTCTACGTCATCCGGGCGCGAGCCCATGTTGAACACGCGGCGTTGCGGCCGCTTCTCTGCCGGCAGCATGGATTCGCCCTTTCGATCGGGATCGGCGACGTGCATGATCTTGCGGCTCACCCCGTTCATGCTCATGAACTCGTGCGAGAAGCGCGCCAGGTTATCCGGCATCTTCACCCCGCTGCGCTGGCACCAGACCGTGTAGCTGCGATACGCGTCGTTCACCAGACAAGGCACGTAAGGCATTGGCAACAGCCCGCCGTGGAGCTCCTCCCAGTAGAGCTGCGTCGAGGAGAGCCCGAGCTCGATCAAATCCTGCTTCGCCTGCGTCGAGATCGGCTTCGTATGCGGAGTGAACTCCGACAAATCCACGTTGTGCAGCAGGTAGTGATAAAGCGCCGCGGCGCCGCCGGCCGCGAGCTCCGCGGAAACGTCCCGGTAGAACTGATCGTCCCGGGTGTTCGGCGTTCTGATCGCCATGTAGCGGCGATCGGCCGGCCCCATGTGCAGCGGGCGCAGCTCGTTCGACAGAAACACCAGCTGCATCCGGTTGTCCTCCATCCGCACCGGCATCGACTTCGCCTCGATCGGGATCTTCCCCTCCGTGATCAGCGTCTTCAGGTAGCCCACCAGGTGCCTGAGCTCCATGCGCGTGATCACCTCGTTCGCCACCACGAAGAGCTTGCGGCTCGCCCAGTCGTTGAACTGGCTCTGCAGCTGAAATTGCGTGATGAAGCCGCCGTACTCCCCGTAAATCTCGCTGATCGCCCCCCAGAAAAGATTTTTCCCCGTGCCCTCGTGGCCGTACATCACCACCGCCGTCGCCATCTTCGTCCCCGGATGCCTGAGCGGATAAGCCGTCCACTTCAGCACCCACTCGAACACCTTGTCGTCCTCCCCGCAAAGCCAGTGCAGCAAAACGAGGAGCTTGTCGCAGCAGCCCTCCTTCGCCTCGAACTCCATCCCGTGGAACAAATTCACCTTGCCCTCCGCGTCCGCCGGCAGCGCCGGGTCGAACACCACGCTATCCGACGTCACCGAGCGCCGGTCCGCCGAGGCTTGCCAGTGATCCACCACCCCGCGCCCGAAATTCGCACGCATCGCCTCCAGCTTCACCACCTGCCGGATCTGCGCGTCGTAGGCCGTCAACGTGGGATAGATGAAGGTGAACCGATTGAAGAACTCCTCCCAGTCCACCGGGCGCTGCGGTTGCCGCTTTTTCGTTCTTGTTCCGCCCGCCTGCGCTCCGCGCTTGGAGGGAGGCGCGTCCTTTTTCCCGCCGTCGACCGAGCGCAGCTGCGCGCGCGAGCGCGAAAGCGCCACCCCCAGCTGCCCCGCCAGCCAGTGCAGCGCATCCTTCGGCGTCTTGTGCGCGCTCCACTCGATCACCAGGTCGATCGGCGTGCGCCGCCCCTGGCGCGGATCGCCCTGGTCCGCGACCCCGAAGTCCACGATGCCCGACTCGTGGATTGCCAGATCCTCTTCGAGATCGCGCCCCAGCTCCTTCGATCGGATGCGATAGCCGTGCGCTCCGCGTTTCGCGCTCGGGAAAAGCGCCTTCACCCATGCGTCGAGATTTCCCATCGCAGCGTCGTTCACCTTGGCGAAGTCATTACCCCCTTCTGCCGGCGGCGGCGCCGCGCCCGGTTTTTCCCCATCGACAAGCTGTTGCGCGACTGCACCGGCCTCCTGCTTCGCCTGCCGCGCCTGCTTCGCCTTCTCCACCGTCAGGCGCAGCCGGTTCAGCACCTTCGGGTCGATATCGTTGATGATTTGCGGAGTGCCGGCGAAATGCTCCCCAGTGAAAGTGAAGTAGCGCCCGCCCGCGTAGACCTCCACCCCGATATCGTCGTTCTTGAACGACGCCTCGATCGTGCCCCTCACAAAAATGTGCAGCCCCGTACGGGAAGGCGAGACCTCCGTGTAGCTGTCGCACGACTCCACGATGCGCCGCGCGCGATCCTGAACCTCCCCCGTCTCCAGATCGATCACCTTGTCCAGATCGATCCCGACCAGGCCGTCGCCCTTGATGAAGGCGAAGCCGATGCCCTCGCATCCCCCGCGCACCTTCGCCTTCAGCGCGTCATCGAATCCGACCAGCTGCTCCAGATCGCTCGCGCCCCCCAGCTCGCCGCTCCTCGGCAGGCCGTTCGCGTAAAACGGCACCTTGCGCGGCTTCTTGCCCGCGCCGTTCGGCTTGTGCTTCCACACCAGCCATTGATGTAATTTGCGGAGTTCGTTCGGGACCATGGGGGGTCATTTCGTGACGCGCCGCCACTGAGCGCGAGTAGTGATTTTTGCAATGGTTGACCTCTCCACAAAATACATATCAGCAAGATCCTGTTGAGTGAATTCGCCTGTAGAATATTTCTGTAGGATTTCAAGAACTTGTGTATCGGTCAGTTTTGCGCATGCCCAAAGCGGTCCGAACTTCTTCTTCATCGTGAGATTGCAAAAGGTTCCGCTTGAGCGCCTGACGAAATGAGGTTTTATATTTACCGGATGCCCCGGCGGAAACTCCGGCATCCCCGCCGCCAGCATCTGGCGGATCGCGTTATCGCGCGTGGCCATGGATCAGCGCTTCGGCTTCCAGCGCGCCGGCAGAGTGAAGAGCCAGGCGGCGGCGTTCGCGATG